GAAACAGTTAGAGTATTATGAGGAATTTTTAGCGCGTCATAATGCAGTGATAGGAAGCAAATTTCAAGGAACAACTGCAGATGTAGTGTCAGGTGGTAGAAAAAGCAGCAAAGTTGGTACTTATTACGGACCAGATCCTGTCGTAGAGAAGAACTTGTATGGGATACTAAGGCATTATTTAGACTATAGAAATGATGAGCATAAGCCTGAAAACCCGAAAGAAAAAGGTCATGATTTGAAAAAATTCTTACCCGATGACTTCGGCGGCCATGCGACGACTATTAAGCGTTTTAATGGCTACAAGGAACCGAGATATTATATACAGACTCCTTACGATCTTTACGGATTTCATCAAGGTTTCGCCTCAGGAGATGATTTGTTTTCAACACAAAAACACAACGTTGATCCCAATAAACATACGATATCTCATACGATGACAGCGAGAACGTTTGATATGGTACGTGCCGGCGAGCATATAGCCAGATATATGAAAGCAGTTGGAATGACGTCTATCGATTGGACAAAAGTCGGTGTTGCAGGAATGGGAAATTATGTTGATAAAGAAGGAAAAATCATAAGAGCATTTCCGAATAAGCCGATTGATTATTATAACGAAAATGCTGATGATATTAAAAGAATACAAAAGGCATATATGAATAGAAGAAATTTGATAAAAAAAATAACATAGGGGGCTAATTAAAAAGCGACATACTTATGCGTAATGGCAACCCTTAGTTTTAAGAGCGTCGGTAAAACAGCGCAAACCTTGAGCGAAGAAGATGTCGAGGTTGCAAATTTCCCGATTGGTATAAGAACGCCATTGTCGCTAAGCGACATCGACGGTCCGTTAACAATGAATTATTTGCTTGATGAACAGCTGGCCGATAACTTACGAAATTTGTTACAAACCAACTTTGGAGAAAGATTGGGTTTATATAACTTTGGAGCAAATCTCAAACCACTAACTGTGAATTTTAGTTCGCAAGATTCTTTTGATTCAGAAGCTCTAAAGAGAATCGCCACGGCGATCTCGCAATGGATGCCGTACGTCGAACCTGTAGATTACGTTTCGGAAGTTGATAGAACTCAAGTGCTGAACACAGCTTTAATTAGGATTAACATTACGTATAATGTTCCTAGCGTGGGTATTGTTGGAAAGAAAATACAAACAGTTCTATATGTAATTTGAGTAAAAATGGCGACGAATAGAAAAAATCAACTTGAACAAATTAGAGAACGCAAGTATTATGCTCGCGATTTTGACTCGCTTCGCGCGACATTGTTAGATTATGCTCGCCAATATTACCCAACAAAAATTCAAGACTTTTCCGAATCCTCGGTCGGAGGATTGTTTCTTGATATGGCAGCCTATATCGGTGATAACATGTCTTTTTACATGGATCACCTATACAACGAACTTAATTACGATACGGCAGTAGAGCCAGCGTCGATTCAAAGAGCGTTGATCAACGCTAACATACCGATAAATGGAGCCACGCCCGCCAACGTTAGGGTCACGGTTTATCTAGAAGTGCCAGTATTAGAAACTAACGACGACGGTCCGGACGTTGATTTGTTACCAGTAATAAAGTCAGGTACAATTTTTATTTCTAGTAATTCGACGCTATTTAATCTATTGGAAGACATAGCGTTTTTAGTCGACCCAAACGGGGACGGAAACTATGTTTTAAATCCTTTAGCGGAAAAAAGAATTGGAACCACAAGTTCTTCAGGAGAAATTATTTCGTATATCGTTTCTTTAAGCGGATTGTGTATATCAGGAAATATTACGACAGATAATTTTACAATAGGCGAATTTACTCCCTTCAGAAGATTAACGTTAGCTCAACCTAACGTTACTGAAATAGTAGAAGTATATGACGAATTCGGTAATTCATATTACGAGGTCGGAGCTCTAACACACGACGTTGTATACAAGAACGTTTTAAATACGACTCAAGACAACGATATAGTAAAAGATGTACTAAAGGTAATCCCGGCGCCGTATAGATTCGTAAAAACAACGACGTTGATAGAACGCCAAACGTCTCTTACTTTTGGGGGCGGTAATGCTGACTCGTTAGAAGACGACATAATTCCAGATCCATCCGAATTTGCGATAGCTATTCCATATAGCAGAACATCTTCGCGTGTTGCAGTAAATCCGCAAAAACTATTAACTACTAATACGTTAGGAATTGCAGCAAGTAATACTACGTTAAGCGTCACATATAGATACGGCGGCGGTTTAGATCACAACGTAAAGTCTGGAGCAATAACTGGCGTTTATAACTTGATCATTGAGTTTCCGAAAAATCCGAGTGTAGGACAAGCAAACGTTGTTAGAAATACTCTTGAGGTTACTAATCTTGAAATCGCCACGGGCGGTGAAGATGCCTTGACAATAGACGAATTGGTGGCTTTAATTCCAACAGTTAAAAATTCTCAAGACAGAATAGTAACTAAAGAAGACTTGTTGGCGCGAATTTATACCATGCCTTCAAATTATGGAAGGGTTTTTAGGGCAGCAATTGTTTCCAATTCCAACAACCCTCTAGCAACGCAAGTATACGTTATATCTCGAGACCTCGACGCGAAGCTAATAGCATCTTCTGATACTTTAAAATTAAATTTGCGAAGATATCTCGATGGTTATAGAATGATTTCTGACGCCATCGACGTTCTAGACGCAAAAGTAATAGACCTACAATTAAAATTCTCGGTCGTTTTAGACCCTTCTTTGAATCGAAATACGGTTTTGGCTATTATTTTGGCTTCTTTACAGGATAAATTCGATATAACTAATTTTCACATAAATCAACCAATAGTAATTTCCGAAATAGTTAATCAAATTTACTCGGTGCAAGGAGTAATCGCCGTAGACAATGTTCAATTTACAAATGTTTCGGGAGTCCTAAACAATAGACAGTACAGCACAGATACTCACGATATTAAGGGTTATACCCGTCGCCAAATGATATTTCCTCCGCAAGGTGGAATTTTTGAGATCAGATATCCAGATGTCGATATCATAGCAAAGGTGGTGTCGTAATGTTTAGAGTATTAAAGGCAGACAAAGATGCGTACATTACGAACAAATATATCGATGGCAAACCTGCAGTAAGTGGTAATGTTGGCATCGCTGGTTCTTTAGATTTATTTAAGCTATACGGAATAACAGTTATCACGTCAGGATCTGATAGAATTCCACAAACAGAGTTATCTAGGGCTTTAATTCATTTTGATTTAACACCGTTAGAAGAACTAGTCGATAATGGACGCGTCGACATCACGCATAATAGTTTTAAGTGTTTTATGTCGCTTCGCGACGTGTATGGTGGTCAACCTACACCGAACAACTTTACGATAGACGTATTTCCCTTGTCAGCATCTTTTATAGAAGGCTATGGTAAAGATGTAGCATATTATTCTGACGAAGACAAGTGTAATTTTTTGTCTGCTTCAAGCGATGCGCCATGGGCGACATTCGGTTGCGAAAAAGCTTGTTTTTCTACAGGATCAGGAGACTATATCACAAGTTCTTTGACGATCGTTGACACGAAAGTTTCGCAATTTTTTGCAAAGGGCACCGAAGATCTTTTGATAGATGTTACTCATGTAATATCGGCGACGCTTAAGGGAGATCTTCCAGACAACGGTTTTAGACTCTCGTATTCTTCGACGATCGAAGAAGATACAAAAACCTATTTCGTAAAAAGATTCGCAAGCCGGCATGCATACGATGAAACAAAGCGCCCTAAACTTTTAGTTAAGTTCGACGACTCTATATTGGACGACACGTCCAACCTATATTTAGACAGCCCCTCGCCTGCTAATTTATTTTTATATAATTACGTCCATGGTCAATTGACCAATTTATTGTCTGCTTCTTCTAGCGTCACTGGAGCCGATTGTTTGTTGCTGCGACTGCAGACGGAAGTTTCGGGCGTAGGGAATTATTCTCTTTATTTCACAGCATCGCAACATGGGTTTGGAGAAAACTATAGTTCGGGTATATATTCGGCGTCTGTTTCTTTACCTTTTAGTGATTCAAACTTAAGAACTAGTTTTGATTTATCTGGTTCGGTTACCTTTACGCCAGTATGGACGTCGCTGGATGAAACAGGTTCACAAATAACCGCCAAGGCACCTGAAAGAATATCTCATCGATTGAATCCACGCAGATATACTGTCAGCGTGACAAGTATCTCAGCCGACTATTCAGAAGAAGAAGAAGTTACGATGCGAGTTTTTATCTTTGATAATAACGATCCCCAAATAATAGCGAAGAGACTACCTGTCGAATTACCTGGACTATCTTTACGAAATGTTTATTACGCTATTAGGAACGTAACTACGAACGAGTACGTCGTGCCTTTCGATACAGCGCATAATTCTACAAAGGTCAGTAGCGATTCTAAGGGAATGTATTTTAACTTTAACACGTCCGCGTTAGCAGCGTTAAATTTATACGCTATTGATATAATGATTAGAGTAGATAACCTAGAACAAAAATACCTGGACGCGTCTTCTCAATTTAGGGTAATAAAAATTTAAAGTATGGCGATAACAAACACGCTTCCCTATATTCCTTCTTTTTTAAAGGCAGCATTATCTGATACCAGACCTGCCCAGTTAACATTTGAGGACCTCGCAGGACACAGGTCTAACATTTTAAGCACTTCTTCTTTTAAATATGAACCAATTAACTATCCAATAAAAAGTACCCAACAACTAAATGTAGATTGGTCTGCGTTTCAAAATCACACCTTTTTTTCCTCTGCAGAAGTAAAGACGAATGTTGCGTTTGATCAAATCATTAACGGTTTTCCATTCGACGGAACTAAAAAAGAAGTCGAGGCGTTCGTAGAAAAATTAAGTGGTTTCGAAAATTGGATATTCGAACAATTCCCGACTTTTGGCGGCCAATTACACTTTTCTGGTACGCGGGCGTCGGAAACGCTTCCGACAAAAGGTACTTATATTACAGTAAAAGATATCGCAGGACGGTTGTATCCCGCAGTAGCGAAAAACAAATCGGGCGAAGCGACGATTGAAATTCCTGCTGACAAGTCTTTTACGATAGAACTGCACGCCTACATCCCTGACCAAAGCAATGGAAGACAAGTAATTTTACAAAAACAATCGAACGACAGAACAGAAGGATTTACTTTTCATGTGGAATCATCTTCAACTAGCGTCGTTGAAGGCGTCTTTAGTTTTGCATCAGGTGGAGTTTACAATCACGTAAAAGCCCCTTTACAAAAAGGCAAATTTAATCATCTATGTATGACGTTAAACAAAGAGTCTGGTCCGGACTTTTTGCAATTTTTTGTTAATCAAGAATTATTAAGTGTAAGCGATAAAGAAAAAGAATTTGGCGCCTTTGCACAATCTGTTGATCTTTATATCGGTTCCGGTTCTTCGTTTTACGTAACTGGAAGCTTGATTACGCCGACCCAAACCTTTAGTGGCAGCTTGGATGAATTACGAATTTTTCACTCTACGAGGACAGAAAAACAGCAAAAACTTTATTCGTCGAAGGGTTTGTACGCTTCGCCCGAACTTAAATTGTATTATAGGTTTAACGAACCATCATCTTCGTACGCCAATACGGCCAGCGACACCGTCAATGCAATAGTGCTAGACAGTTCGGGTAATTCCCTACATGGCATAATAGAAAATTATAATTCTTATGGTTCCACTTCACTGCGCCGCGCTACCTCAGAAGATAACAATAGTTTGATGACGAACGAGATCTCGTTGTTCAAAAAAATACTTTTTCCTACGAATCCATCGGTCGTCGCCTTAAACGAAGATTTGTTGACTAGCGCTAGTCTTTATGATCAACAAAATCCTAATTTAATTACCAAATTAATTCCTAGACACTATCTACGAGAAGGTGCGTTAGAAGACGGTTATCCTAATACTCGAATAGAAGGCACAATTAGTGATGCGTACGGTGGACAAGGTATTCCAGGACAAGGAAAGATGGGTTCTGTACAGGTCATGTTGTCGTTTTTATATATTTGGTCAAAGTTTTTTGACGAAATTAAAATGATCGCCGACGCGTTCAAAACCCTGCGGACGGTAGATTACGACTTGAACGAAACAGTTCCAAATAATTTTTTGAATGATTTAATAAAGGAATACGGTTTTTATTTACCGCCGCTGTTCAACAGTTCCAAAATATCCCAGTATATTGAAGGCGAAGAAATATCAGAGACAGGAATTAGCGATTACGCTCTGAAACAAGTACAATCATTGATCCTCCGTCGCGTGTTAATTAACATGCCCGACATCATTAGATCGAAAGGTACGCAGCACAGTATCAAGTCCTTTTTAAGATCAACAGGAATAGATCCTGATAATAGCGTCAGGATTAAAGAATATGGTGGGCCGTCGATAAAACAATTTGAATCAGTTAGAGAGTTTAAAACAGAACTAGGGGCGATGACTAAGGTTTCTGCCTCCGTTTTGTTACAGTCTAATTACTTGTCGGGTTCGAGGATAGAACCAGGCTTTCCGACGATTGCAGGTACGTTTGTTAATGGAATTTCTAACAATAGATCAGATGGTTTATTTACCTCAGGATCGTGGACTTATGAAGCAATTTACAAATTTATTAATCCATCGACGACAGAGCAATCACTTGCTCGCATGTATACGACGGGTTCTTCGATTTATGCAAGACCAGCGTTGCTAGTAAACTTGGTCGTCTCTAGTGGACTTCATTTATTCGCGAGACCAGGAATTAATTCAAGCGCGCCGACTTTACATCTTAGTTTAGATGACGTGAACATATTCGATGGAGAAAAATGGAACATTTCTTTTGGTTGCGACCGCGCAGACGAAATAGACAGCGTCGTTTCCTCTTCATACTTTTTGCGAGCAGCCAGTCAATCAGGCGGTGAGGTATTTCAGTACTATACCACGTCTTCTTTTTTTGTAGAAGATTTACCCGCCACCAACGTTAATTTGTTTAAAACGATAAATACTTCCTACAACTCGTCTGGATCTTGGTTGGTCGTCGGCGATGATCCTAATTTGCCCGAAGGGTCGATGGGCTATTTATTCTTAAATAATACTCTAGATAACGACGAAGTCGCACGAACGACGGCATTCGATGGTCGTCTCGGCTTCGCGAGGTTTTGGTCGAAAGCGTTGTCAGAAACTGAATGGAGAGACCACGTTAGAAACTATAAGTCGCAAGGCGTACAAACACCTTTAACTAATTTTAATTACGTCACAAACAAATCGGGTTCTTTCGGTAGACTGAGGATGAGCGTTTTAGAAAAACAAGGAACAAGAAATGCTGACGCGTCTGGACAAATAATATTTCTTGACTTTAGTCAAAATAATATTCATATGACAGGTTCAGGTTACCAACCTTCGACGACGGCGTCGTATGGAGAAATTTTTGAAAGAAGCTATTTGTCTCCTTATTTTGACGAATATTCAACAAGCGAAAAAATAAGAATAAGAGGGTTTAAAAACGAAGAAAATTTGGTCGACGCGCCGTGGGCCTCGCTGGGTCCCGTCAACGAATATCCAGCGAACGAAAAACCTCTCGACGATCCCAGGTTATCGATCGAGTTTTCTTTGATAGATTCGTTGAACAAAGATATCGTAAATATGTTCGCGACGTTTGAAGAACTTGCGACCGCGATCGGCGATCCGACCCTGGCTTATTCGCCCGACTATCCAGATTTAGAAAAGTTAAGAAACATCTATTTCACGAGATTATCTGAAAAATTACATTTCAGAAGTTTTTTTGAGTTTTATCAATGGTTCGATACTTCAATCAGCACTTTTATAGAACAATTGGTGCCGCGCAAAACTAAATTTAAGGGCACAAATTTCGTTATAGAATCTCACATGTTAGAACGCCATAAGATCGAATATCAGTCTAGCGAAATTTATTTGGGAGATTCTACGCGTAGCAGGATTAGGGATTCCTTATACGTTCAACAGATAGTAGGAAAAATAGGTAGATTTTAGTTGAGTAAACCATGACTATTTATTTTAAGAATTTTTATTCGTCTATTCAGCAGCTGTCTGATATATCTTCTATCGCCTTCGACGAAGGTCCTCTATTGAATGTAGCGGCCGTCGGCATAAACTCATCGAGTATTAGTACCTCTGAAATAGACGCTTTCAGACAAGGGGTTGAGATTACTCAAAACAAGCATGCGTATTCTGGATTGTTCAAAATTTCTGCCGGAACGCCCGGTCACATTATTAAACCCGTTTGTATCGGAGCGAACGACGACATAACGATAGCTTCGTCAAAGTATTATTTAGAAGTTGACGTCTATGATCCTGTCTCGTATTTAGAGGCGACGGCGGCTGTAAAAGAATCAACTTACGCGACCGAAGAAGACTTTTTAGAAAAACGATCGATATACAATGGCGTCATAGAACCATTGACGATTCGTTCCTCAGAGAATTTTTTGTCGACCGAGTTACCCTACGAAATGCGTTCCGTAAAAGGAGAATATTCAGCCGGCAACACAGATCAGTTTACACTATCTAACGACGAAATATTGACGATAGATTATGTACCTAAAAAACTAGCTACGAATTATCGAGGCGATAGATTGTTTGAAAACAAGGCCTACTTTGTAGATAGATTTAGTACGTCGAACCTATCCCCAGGTTCGGCAATATTAAATAAACCCGCAGAGCAGGCGACAACTACTAATGGTAACATCAAGTATTACATGACTGACCTGACGGGTTCCAATTACGAATTTAATCCGGTTCAACCCTTCGACGACGCAAAAACTTATTTATTAGCAGCGGGTATTACGCTAACTACGCATGGATCTGATATGGTCGCCGCGTTCAATACGATGACGGGATCGACAGGAAATTACGTCCCGCCTGGTAAAAAATCGGCGACAACTGGTTTTGTATATGATAATATTGGCTACGCAGGAACCGATTCTATTGCGTTTGGAGGCATGACGTATTAATGGCAACGAGTAAAGCACTTAGAGCAGCGCCACCAAAATTTTTGGACAATTACGTGGCGTCTATCAAGCGATTAACCACGGCGTATCCCGAATCGCTACCAGATACCGCGTTTATCGAGTCTAATTTTATCTCCGACGGATCTTCTAAATTTGCCGTAGCGTTTTCAAATAATAAGTCAATAGGTTTTAGCGTACAAATAAATGGAATTACGTACAAAGATTTTGCAATATCTGAATACGGTTTTATGTTCTTGCAAGAACCTGGTACGTCACCTATTTTTTCGGAAGTAGGTGATGCAGAGTTTGAAAATGCAAATCTTCATTCTACATTCACCAAAAATCACGTTTTTTTATCTCCCTGGTATGATGCCGCCTCGAGCGTCGCGGGCTTGTTGCCCGTGGTGCCTCCTTCGACGGTCGATGTATTGGCAAGCTCTGACGAATACAACGGTACGATAACATCGACAATATTGTCAGATATAAAAGCTGGAATAAACACGAAAAATTGGCCATATGGCCGAATTGATAGAGGCGCTAGATATAAAAATTTTTATGATCCGCAACACGGAAAAGGTCTGATAGTTAGGTGGACAATATCTCAAGGTAATTTTTCAAATAAATTAAAATTTGAGTGTGCTTTATTCGAAAACGGAAGAATCGAATTTAGGTATTGGCCGCTGGAAACATTTGAACCAGGAGATGCCGCAGGTGACATCAGCCGCAGTGTCGTAGGTATATTTTGGAATGGGACTGGCGTATCTAATAAATTTAGAGATTTCGCACCGTTGCTCGGTTACAGGTCGAGTAATTCTCAACGTGGCGGGGCGAGTTACGATGCGTCTTATTCCGAGACATCAAAACCATATTCCAATCGACTGTCGACAACTTATTGGCCTAGAAATGGTGCTGTAATTACTTTTTCTCCACCCGTAAATCCAATCAAGTTTTTACCCAAAAAATTAATAAATATGATGAGCGACAATCGAGAAATCGTGCGGTCGCCAGGACTGTACGACGATAGAAAAACGATAAACTACGTATCGGGCGTCATCGTTCATGCGCCGTCTAATTTACCGAGTAGGTTGATCGGTGATTCGGGCGATATCGACGTATCGTTGCGTCAATCTTTGTTCGTCAGCGGTAGCGACGCTGGTGGTAGTTTTTTGATCACCAACGGGCGCGTAAA